CATGTTTGGAAAAATAGCGAGTTTTATGACGGTATTGCATTAGTTAGTAAACAGTTGAATATTAGTCAACGAGAAATTGATTATAGATTTTTTGTTAACAAAAAAGAATACGACGAAGTTGGTAGTATGCCAAAGCCGTATGATATTGTGTTTATTAGTAATGGCGAACCAAATGCCGACGACAACTACTATGAACTAAAAGAAAAGTATCCAAGAGCAAAACGAGTAATGGATATCAAAGGAATTCATGCAGCTCATAAACGTGCTGCTGAGTTAGTTGAAACAGAAATGTTTTGGGTTGTTGACGGCGATGCTGAAATAATAGACGACTTTGAGTTTGATTACTATGTGCCTGCATACGATATCGACGGCAAAGATACTGTGCATGTGTGGAGAAGTCATAATCCAGTAAACGGGCTAGTGTATGGGTATGGTGGCGTCAAACTTCTGCCCACTCGATTAACAAGAAACCTTGACGAAACTACAACTGATATGACTACTAGTATTAGTGATAAGTTTAAAGGTGTAGATAAAATGAGTAATACAACAGCATTTAATACAGATGCATTTAGTGCATGGCGTAGTGGATTTAGAGAATGTTGTAAACTTGCTAGTCGTACTATTGCTCGACAAAAAGATGACGAAACTGATTTTAGATTAGATGCATGGTGCTCAAGAGGAGATGATAAACCTTTTGGAAAAGCAGCTATTGCTGGAGCAAAAGCAGGTAAAGCATTTGGCGAAATGAATGCAGACAATTCGGATGAACTAGTAAAAATTAATGATTTTGAATGGCTTAAGAATCAGTTTGAGATATTATATCTACCAACCGTATAACTGTATCTAGTTTCTTTTGATTGGTTTTACTTCGTAGTGTATTACTCAACCCGTGATGTAAAGGTTTTGGCCATTTTCCAAATGTTACCCAAGCGTAGCCATCATGCTCATTATTTAATTCTGGAATAAATTCATTATCAACTACACAAAGATATGTGTGAAAACTAAAATGATTATCGCTGCTTATAAATGTTTCTAAAGGTATTGTTTTTTTAATATTTGGAAGATTGCCTATTTCTTCAGTTATTTCTCTTTGCAATCCTTCCCAAGGTGTTTCAATGCCTTCGTTTGTTCCACCAACTAATCCCCAAAGGTTTTTTGTTTTTCCTTTGGTGCGATGTAAAAAAAGAAATCGTTTTGTTTTAAGGCTATAAAATAAAGCACCACTGCAAATTATCTTGTTCATACAACTACTTATTTTAAAGTGTAATAGTCCAAGTTCCTCGTGGATAATAACCATCAACTGCACTTTGCCAATAATATCCGTTCCAATAAAACTGCTGCCCAGTAGTTACATTAGTAACGTATGTAGTTTCATTGTCATTGCTAGAGTTCCAAATAGTAACCCATTTAGATCCATCCCATTCAACTATATCATTTGCATCAGCTGAAAAGTCTGTATTATCTGCATTTTTCCAAGCATCAGGACCTTTTTCGTTTAGATTGAGCACATACGAGATATTGTCGTCGATGCTGTATGCTGTAGTTAGATTTATAATAAACTTATCATCAATGTTTGACTTTGTTGCTGCTACTGGTGTTCCGTTTACAAATACTTCAAAACTTGTAACACGTTCATCTCCTGCTCTATCGGCCAACTCGCTAGTAGTAATAGTAAAGTCTATATCAGTATCTATTCTATTACTACTGGTAGTAGCTTTAAAACTACGTTCAACTTTATAACCTATTGGTCCTAATAATAATAATCTAACACCAGGTGTTTTTACTGTCTGAGGATTATAAGTTATAGGATTAATAATATAATCAATAGTTCCATCCGTCTTAGACGGTCCTGTTATAATAGTGTTAGCCGGCAATGTGTCCTCGTCCCAATCGATAATCATTGTATGAGTATCATTGCTTGGGATATTAAACGTTCCAATTATTTCACCACTAAGTTCTGCTCTGCGCAATCTTATTTGACTTATGTTGGGTTGATATTTTGACGGCAGCTCTGCTTCTAAAATATTTAACCAACTAATATCGCCTAATCGAAGTTTTTTATTTTTAGCTAGTTTGGCTTCGTCGTCATTAATTATAATATCAAAATCTCTATAACTTACAACTAGTGGATTGCTTAAATCTAATCCTGTGTTACTTACACTTGAGGTAGATGTAATACCAACATTTCCTGCATTAACAACAGTACCATCTGGTAATATAGTAACACCACTTGCAACACCTTGGTCTGAACTAGTTGGTGGATTAAATCCTTCTAAACTAATGGTGCCAGCATCTTGACTGTAAACACCTGTGATAATATCTGTTATAATGCCTAGTTTTTTAACTTTACTAGGTGGCGAAATGTATATTGGTGCTGTAAATCCTAGTGTAGCAACATCAATGTCATCTTGCGTTCCTACAGGAATAGTTCTACTACTAAAGTTAATATCTTCTAAATACAATGCACTTAAACTAGTCCAATCTACATAGTTGTCAGATGTTTGAAACTCTAAGTCTGGATTAAATAACATAAAAATTTGTTCAAGTATTTGTAGTTTTTGATCAGTACTAGTTGACCATACGTCAACATTAACACTCAGTGTGTAAGGAGTTGGATGCAATCGTTCGACTGTATATCCCTTGGCTTGTTGTGCTATATAACTACTAGTGTTTTCATCAAACTGTTTTTCTCTAAGATTGATTTTACTAACATAACTACTATCACTCAATCGCGATCTGTCCATTTGCAAACTAGTAATATACACACCCATTCGAGGAGCACTTGGTAGTTTGTTATCACTGTTTTCTCTAATAATACTGCCAACTTGTCTTGTAATATCTCCGTACAATACCGGAACTACTTTGATATCACCGTCGCCGTCACGATAGCTAAAGTTACTAAATGCTCTTACAATCTGTGTAATGTATCTACGTATTTGTCCATCATAAAAGTATTGCATTAGTCACCTGCCTTTGCTCTAAGAGCTTTACTTAGAGCCTGTCTTTCAACAACCTCTTCTCCGCTAATACTATTTACTGTTGTGTTGTTTATAAACGTGCCTTTTAGAGTATCGCGACCACTTGTTTGTGTGAGTGTGGTTCTTACTGCATCTTCTATTTTGCGCCAGCTATTTCCGTCATATCTAAACAATCTATTAGGAGATAAATCAATTCTTAAAAAATAGTCTCCGTTTTCAGGTGCACCCGGAAACCCAATACCTTGTCCGTATGGTGCTCCATTTGGAGGAATACCATCGCCAACTAAATATCCTTGATATCCATTTCCATCAGGTGTAACAAAAACAGTGTCAGCTGTTATCTGATCATCAGCTAATAAACTGTCATAGTCAGTACTTACAATTTCAATTTCGCCTGAATCAGACAGTTGTAGTGTGTAGAACTGTATAGTAGAATATCCACTAAGAGGAACATCAACTTCTGCTTGCGCTATAATAGCTTCATTTATTTGCATTTCTTTTTCGTAAGTACTAAGTACATCTCTAAGCGTATTTGCACTACCTTCTTCTGCTGGAAGATCTAATATGTCTTTGTATTCTTGTGAATCTAGTATTTGTTTTGCACGTAATCTATACAAGTGCGGATACCAAGTTTGGCTAAATCCTTCACTACCGCGGCTAGCATCTTGTACAACATAAAATTTATTTACAGCATCTTTCTCATGGCTTAGTAATAAGTCATCTCTTAGATGTGGTAAT